TCAGTGACGAGGCGCAGGAGCTGACCGATGAAGACCTGTTCAATACCATTGACTTCTCCATCCGAACAAAGGAGGTGGACAACGAGATATGGATCATCTGGAATCCACCGAGGGACAGGCATCATTGGATATACCGCAGGTTCTTTGTCGAAGCAGGGGTGGATATCACGCATAACGGAGTGGTCGGGGATGTGGAGTATATCTACACGACATACCTTGACAACCTCCGCAACCTTGATGATTCATTTGTAGCACAGGCAATCAAGATGAAGGAGAAAGATCCGGACAAATATAAGAATGTCTTCCTCGGTATTCCGGTGGGCTTCAAGGAAGGACAGATATACCGATGGACTGCGATGCCGGAGAGCGAATGGGAGCCGACAAGGGTGACGCTCTGCTATGGTGTGGACTGGGGATATACGAATGACCAGACAGCCGTTGTCCGTGTGGACTTCGACCACGATACCAAGACGGTATATCTGAAGCAGGTGATGTATGCAAAGGAGATGCAGCCGAGGGATGTGGCCAAGGCCATATATGCAGATATGGAGCATTGCCATTGGGGACATTCAACGCTATATGCAGATATGGAGCATTGCCATTGTGGACATTCAACGCTCATATATTGCGACCCTGCAAGACCGGAGCATATTGCGGAACTGAGATGGTACAACCTCAATGCCTGCAAGGCAGTGAACAAGAACAAGGCTGGACGTATCAACTACCTGCAGGGCTTCACGGTGTTCTATGACGGAGACGATATCGGCAATGAAGCGGACAACTACTCATTCAAGCCACATCCGCAGGATAAGACCCAGTTCACCAACGAGCCGGAGGACGGAAATGACCACTTGATGGATGCCGCGAATTATGGTGTAGTGACGCATCTGAGGAGGCTCGGAGTGCTGAATGATGACGGTATGCGATGAGTTGGATATATCACCGATGCACAACTTGCCTGAAAATGGCTTATATTACGGCAAAATTCAAGGAATATGTTTGGGATAAAGATTATATCAGAAAAGAAACTGAAAGCCCTGGAAACGGAAGTAAAGGGCTATTATGATTCGCAGAACGAGCTGAACGAGTATCTGCGTGCGATAGACGTGCATCTGAAGGGAAGGAAGCTCCCGGAAATGACACCGATGAGCAGGAAGGCTGTTCGTGATTCGTATACGAACAATGCAGCAGTTATGGGAGTGGTGAACTACATTGCTGAGAATGTGGGCGAGGTGGCAAGGTATCTGGAGCTTCAGGACAAGAACGGCAAGTATATCGAGAATCACTGGGTGCTGGACCTCCTCCGCCATCCGAATGACAGATTCAACCTCCGCAGGTTTGCAACCGCATGGGCGGTGAACAAGTGTCTGTTCGGTGATGCGTGGATATACGCTCCGTCAGCCGTGGGAAAGAACCTCGGCAAGGTGAGCGAGATGTATGTCATCCCGTCATGGAGGATAGAGACGGACAGCGATGGAAAGCTCCAGCCGTTGAAGGGCATTGTCGTGGCAGGAACGAGCAAGGGGGACATCAGCATGGATGATGTGTTCGAGAGCTTCGATTACAACCTTGATGATGCGTCATTCTTCGGCACATCGAAGGTTGTGAGTGCTGCTGTGTATCTCGATGTCATCGACAAGGGAATGAGAAGGGAATCGCAGTCGCTGGAGAACGGTGGTGTGGCTAACCTCGTCACACCGAAGGAGGACGGAACCGGCTCAGTGATGCCGGAGTATGCGGACAACCTTGAGAGCCGATTCAACAGTGGAAGGAATGTCAACAAGACGCTCGCCCTGCGTATGCCGGTGGAAGTTCATGCACTCGGTAACGCTCCGGTGGACCTTTCCATCCTTGACACTCACAAGGAGGCTGTTACAGCATTGTGCTTCGTGTACAAGGTTCCGGTTGACCTTTACTATGGTCAGGCGAAGTATGAGAATGCCAAGGAAGCAAAGAAGACCATCTATGAGCAGAACGCCATTCCGCTTGCCAATGAGTTTGCGGAAGACCTCATTACCTTCCTCATGAGGAAGGACAAAAGCCTGAAGGGCTACCGTCTTACGGTCAACACCGACAAGATTGATGTGCTGAAGGATAAGTCTACGGACGTACTGAACAACATGAATCTTGCCTACTGCACGCTGAACGAAAGGCGTGAGGCTATCGGATACGAACCGATAGACGAGGATTACGCGAATAAGCCGATTATTCCGATGGGAGTGCAGTTCGGTGAAGGGTTGGAGTATGACATCGATGAAACCCTCTAAAAAGGCTGGAAATGGCGAAAAAGAGGCGCATAACACAGGCAGAACGCAGACACATGGATTATCTCCGCAAGAAAGGTCTTGCCGTGGGTAAGGTTTACGAAGGGAAACTGCTCAAGGCGAGGCGTGCGGAGGTGAAGCGTGTGCTGCTCCGATGCCGTGACTACGGAGATCCGGAGCAGTGGCCGGTGGTCATTGATGCGATGCTTGACGAGTCCGGCTATTACTACGACTGGATGAAGGGGCTGTATCTGAACGCAGGACTGCCGAGGGCGAAGTCCATCACAAGGGACTTGAGCAGGAGCAAGGCCGAAGACCCGTCCGGAATGTGGGAGGATGAGTTGGCAAAGTACGCGCAGGAAAGGGCGGGAAGCAACATTGTCAGTGTGAGCGGAAGCCTCAAGGACGAGCTTGTGAAGATACTCCGCAACCGCATGGATGTAGATGATGTTGTCGGAGTGGAGAAGCTGACACAGCAGGTGTTCAAGGACTACGGCAAGATTGCCGAGTGGATGGTCAGACGCATCGCGCAGACAGAGACGATGATAGGTCTGTCACAGGCTGGAGCAATAGCAGCCGACACCCTTGATGTGGGATTCACGAAGCAATGGTCTGCCGTTCTCATCCGCACAAGGGAGAGCCACCTGCAGATGGATGGCGTGGAAATCGACAAGGATGACCTGTTCGAGGTCGGCGAGGAAAGGGCGATGATGCGGTGGCCGCATGATGATGCCTTCGGTGCTCCGGCAGGCGAGATCATCAACTGTGCGTGTGACGTGATAAGAAGGCCGAAGTAAGGTCGTTTTTCATATTGTATGTGTTTTGATTGGCGAAACCGCATGGCTGTGAAGTCCTGCGGTTTTTTAGTGGATATATCCAACACGTCATGCCAACATGTCAACACGCGCGAATGCGTGTTATTTTTGTTTCAAAGCGATAGAGATATGGAACGCAAGGAAAATAAAGACAGACAGATGCAAAGCAAGGCTGCTCTTGCGTGCATCGAATGGAAGGAGGCCGGGCAGAGTGCCGACACCCTTCACATCAAGGCGTATGCTCTTGCCTTCGGTAACGTGGACAGCTGGGGCGACATCATCGCCGAGGGGGCTGTGGACAAGTTCCTCAAGAGTGAGGACTTCGGGAGAATGGCTCTGTGCTATCAGCATGACACACGTGAAGTCATCGGAGTGATTACCGATGCGGGCGTGGATGAGAAGGGGATGTGGATCGAGGCGGATGTGCTTCCCACTACCACCGGAAAGGATGCCCAGACGCTCATCCGTGCAGGAGCGGTCAAGGAGTTCAGCATCGGATACTATGCCGATGAGTACCACTACGAGAAGCGCGAAGGATACGCGTTTGACATCCGCATCTTGGACGCTATCACCATCGTAGAGGTCAGCCCGGTGACGAGGGCGGCCAACGAGAGGGCAGTGCTGATAGATGCGAAGAATGAAGAAGCAACAACTATTAACCCTATAAAACAGGAAAATATGCCAGAAAAGGACATTAAGGAGCTGAAGCAGTCGGCAGAGGCTGCACAGCAGGAGGCGAAGGCTGCCAAGGATGCAGCTACCGCCGCACAGAAGGCCCTTGAGACTGCACAGGCGGAACTCAAGGAGGCCAAGGACAAAGCCGAGAAGCAGGCTGGGGAGATCAACAACCTTGACGAGAGCGTGAAGGCACAGCAGAAGACCATCGACGAGCTTCGCAAGATGATCAATGAAGTTCCGAAGACCTACCGCAAGGCCATGCGTGATGCTTTGGAGAGCAAGAAGGCGGAAATTGCGGCGTTTATCAAGGATGGCAAGGGTTCATTCACCGTGGAGTTCAAGCTCGCCACTACAAGCCTTACTCCTGCAGGAACGAGCCATGTGTCATACGGCGTTCAGCAGGACCCGACCATCCATGCCGTTCCTGTGCTAGGAAATGCGTTCCTTCTCGCTTTCGGCACAAAAGCGATGGACGGTGCTCGCATCGCATGGGTCGAGGCATCGACAACAAAGAACGTAGGCTATGTCGAGGAGCTTGCCGAGAACACCAACAAGAGTGAGGTGACTTTCATCGAGAAGCAGAGAAGGGCAGCGAAGATCGCTACATATATGGAAATCTCAAGCGAGGTCGAGAACTGGTTTGAGGCCCTGTATGACTTCTGCGTGAACGAGGGCGAGCGTCTCATCATGTCGGATCTCGATGCGAAGGTATGGGATGGCGACGGAAGCGATGCAAGCAATCCGACACACATCTACGGAGTGAAGGGCGTTGCGACTGCATTCGACAAGCTCGGAACCTATGCTAATGCGCATGAGGGTGATGTCATCATTGATGCTGTGGCACAGATCCGCAAGGCCGGATTCGCTGCGAATGTGGCAATCGTTTCGTATGCAACCGAAGCCACTCTCAAGGGACTCAAGGATTCATCCGGCAACTACATCTACGACAAGGTGAAGGGCATGATCGGTCAGGTGACAATCATCCCGTCAGCCAAGCTCGAAGACGCGGAGATGCTCATCGCTGACACATCATGCGTTGAGATCTTCCTTGCTAACTTCTACGAGCTTGAGTTCTCACGCAAGGCCTCTCACGACGCATGGCGTGTGGACTTCCGCAGAAGGGGCCAGGTGAAGGTGACAGGACCGAAGGCAAAGGGAATCGTCTACGTTGCTGACAAGGCAACCGCAGTCGAGGCGATCAAGGCCTAACGTCATGGCTGGAAAGGCAACAAAGGGCAAGAGTGAGACCTTCATCACCTACGTTGTGGTGAAGGCTCATGACGGCCTGAAGGTAGGCGAGGAACGCATCCGAAAGGCCGGGGACAAGGGAGCAGAATACTGCGTCAGTCTCGGTCTGTGGAAAAAGAAGTGATGAATCATGGTAAGACTTGAAGTCATAGAGATCGACGAGCCGATGGCCGAGGCTTTGAACCTGCTGAGGGACTACGCGGCGGTGACGGATAGGGGGCAGGATAATGTCCTCATGATGTCGCTGCGCAGTGCTTTCGACAAGGTGCAGAGGTATGCGGATAAGGCATTGCTTCCGGGAAGGTTCCGCATCTGTGCGGATGATCATCCGGGAATCGTTAACGTGTACATGGGTGGCAAGGTTGAAAGCGTGAGGGATAGTCACGGAATGGCGGTGTCATTCAATCAGCGAGGCAATAAGGTGTATGTCGGTACTGACGGCTATTGTGAGGTAGAGTTCACGACAGCCGTGAATCATGCCGACTATGTGCGTCTTCTTCCCGTCGTGATGCGTTACGCGACAGCACTCTATGACGGCAAGGAAGGCAGGGAACTGAACCAGATACTGACGGAGGCGATATGATGAGGAATGCTCAGGGGGCAAGGCGTTTCAACACGCAGGTGACGCTCACATACAGTGAGAAGGTCGTGGATGACTTCGGCCACTCCTCGTATGCAGATGCGGTGGATGTCGCGGACGTGTATGCGAGTGTGACAAGGATGTCCGCCACCAAGACGCTGATGACCTTCCAGCAGGCGGATGTGGTCGGCCTTGAAATCGAACTGCGTGAGCCGAATGTGGCGTTCAATGGTCTTCGCTATGAAGGTCATGACGTGCATTTCAGCGATCCGGAGCCGATGGAGAGGGGTCGCATCCTCCGCATTCAGGGCTGGTATCAGGTTGACCGATAGGAGGTCGTGCGATGGATGTAAAGATTGAGGGATTACGGGAGCTGAAGGCAGACTTCGGCAAGACCGTCAGGAAGGTAGATGCCGAGGCGATGAAGGGTCTGCAGACCGCAGGTCTTGAGATAGTGGCGGAAGCGAAACGCAACCTCAATCATAACAAGACCAACAACACCGGAACGCTCCGGGCGAGCGGGAAGGTCCAGAAGGACAATAACGGAGTTGATGCGGGATTCTTCAGCGAGGGGTCATCCGAGGGTTACGCCTCATTTGTCGAGTATGGCAGAGGGCCGACCAAGCAGGCGGGACAGATACCGCTCCGGACAACCCTGAAGGCATGGGTGCACAGGAAGCTGGGCATCCCATACGGGAAGGAGCTTGACAGTGCGACCTTCCTCATCGCCCGGAAGATCCACCGCAAGGGAACGAAAGCACAACCGTTCTTCAATCCGGCGGTCAAGAAGTTCGAGGATAAGGTCAAGGATATAGTCAGCAACATCATAGACAAGGCATTACGATGAGTTACAAGAGCGCACAGGGAGAAATCTACAAGGCATTGAGGAGGCAGCTTCTTCGTCCGGGAACCCCAGTCGGAGAGACCGCCGACTATCCGCGTGTCGAGATCCATTCGTTCACGGAGAATGCACCGCAGGACAAGGACGGGAGACTCCGTTCCATGTCGTGCATTGTGGAGAGCATGAGCGTCAAGTCATACGGTGATGCCGTGACCATGAATGCCGACAATCTCGAAAGGCTGCTAGCCGAGGGGTGGGGAGTTGACAAGGGCTTCACGATCATCGGCATCACTCCCGACCAGCTGACGGAACTGACCGAGACCCTTGAAACTCAGGAAATCTTATACAGGCAATTACAAAGAATCAATGTAGTTATATGGCAGAACTAGGTAACACAAGAAGGGTGTACATTGTTGCTGGAACAGGCAGCACCTACACCGTGATGAAGGGCGAGCAGTCGAATAGCGTGAACCGCTCGGCCGAGGAGATCGACACCAGCGATAAGGATACCGGCTCATGGGGAAGCTCCATTCCGGGAAAGAAGACGTTGACAGCCGACTTCACCGTCTATGCGGATAATACTGACAGCAATCAGAAGCAGATCCTTGAGGCCTTCTACGAGGACCAGACGATCAAGATCTTCATCGGCAAGCTGTCGGGCAGCTCTCCGTCGGAGGGTGAGATGTTCGAAGCGACCATCGTCAGCGTCGGTGATACGAATGACGTTGGAGCTGTCGCGACAAGGACCATAAGCGTCAAGTCGAAGGGCGAACCGACACTCTATCCGGAGCCGTAGCGTATGGTACAGATACTTCATACAATCACATTGAGAGGAGGGGCGCAGGTGGAGCTGCTTGCGACCCCTGCTCTTTTTGCTGTCGCCAAGAAGCGCGGCATGACCATTGAGGCGGAAGCCGGCAATACTGCGGAGGTCTTCTCGGCATACGCGAAGCTGATATACCTCGCAGCTCTTAATGCGTGGGAGGTGCGCAGGTTTGATGACGCGAGTATGGGCGAATGCCCGTACAGGCTGATGGACTTCGTTGAATGGAGCAGCATGAATCCGGAGGAGTTCATGAAGGCCATTGATTTCGTCCTTTTCGCGCTTACGGGGAAGGGGTTGAAGGATTACGCCACCGAGGGAGCGAAAGCCTCGGAAACGGGCGAGGAATCGCCAAAAACGGAAGATGCGGAAGTAAAAAAAAAGTCTGCATCTGGATGGATTACCGGCCTATTGAGGCATTCCTCGTAGGCAGGTGCGGAAAGACTGTCCGCGAGGCGGCCATGACCTCGCTGGAGGAATACAGGCTTTTGGTCGAGGGCCATGACCGCAAGGTACAGGAAGAATGGGAGAGGGTGAGATGGCATGTGTACATGGAGTGGGCGGTCGCTCCACTTCTGAAGCGGAGGCCAAGAACACCGCAGGATGTCATCCGCTTTCCATGGGATAAGGAGAAGACCGTGGATGTCAGCAGCTACGAACCGCTGACGGAGGAGGAGATACAGGAACTAGGAAAAATCTTCGGAATAGATAGAGATAAGTTCATCAATGGGCAAGATAAGTGACATATGGGTTCGGCTCGGACTGAAGAAGGACGGGTTTGACAAGGGCATGGACGATGCCGTCAAGAAGACTGAAGGCATGGGTGGTGCATTCGGCAGGATCAAGGCGGGTGCGCTGGCGGCATGGGCTGCGATAGGGGCATCAGTGACGGCATTCGTCAAGGACTTTGTGAATCACTCGCAGACCATGGGCGATATGTGGAATCAGGTGACCGGGCAGATGAAGACTGTGTGGTCGCAGTTCCTCACTTCTCTTACCAACTGGGATTGGGAGGGATTCGGTCAGCGGGTACGCGATGCGATGGATGCCACTTCGCAGAGCATCCTTGCGCATGATGCGGAGTTCGAGGTGATGAACTCGATCAAGCTGCGCAAGGCTGCGATGGCCGAGGAGCTGGCACAGCTGCAGATTGTCATGCGTGATACGCGCAGGAGCTACGATGAGAGGGCGAAGGCTGCGCAGGACTACCTCGACAGGGTTAAGCCATTGTATGACGAGGAAATCAGGCTCCGTGAACGTCAGTACAGGACTGACACTGCCGAATACCTCAAGATGGCCGGAGTGGGGGCGACAGCCGACAATACCGAACTGCTCCGCAAGTTCTTCACGGATATCGCACCGGATGAAGATCTCATGGCTCAGCTTGTCGAGTATCAAAAGAAGAATCTGGGTCAGCAGTATGAGCTGTCGAAGTCAGACCTTGCTGATATCGACAAGTTCTACGAGCAGTATGGCATGAGGGCAGCAGCCACTCTCACCACCATAGCAAGCTATTATCAGTCAACCAATGACGATGTTGCGAATAAGGTAATAGATGCCATTGTCGCATACGATAGGTCGCTGGCTGCGATGAACGAGGAGACGAGGCGTATCCAGAATGTGCAGAACTCCGCGTTAGCAATGACGGGTACGGCCGATATCAAGGTGGACGCATCATCAGTCGCTCCGTCCGTCGAGGATGCGATGAAGGAGGCTGCGGAGCTGATGAACGAAGTGACCGATACCGATATCGCTGCAGCCGTGGAGCATATGGAGGATGTCGTGGCCGACATGAAGCTCGATCTTTCCAAGCCATTCGATGAAGCTGGTGCAGATATCGCTGCAGCCGTGGAGCATTGGGAGGAGATCCTTGCCTCCGCAGACCTTGATATACCTCCGATCAAGACCCCGGTACTGGATGCTGCCCTTGCCGACATCTACGCGCAGGCGGACGAGTACCAGCGTCAGCTTGATCTTATCGCCGATATGAATGTGATGCTGTCGGACAGCATAGTGCAGTCAATGGGCAACGGCCTTCAGGCACTGACCGACATGATGATGGGTCTTGAGGGGGCGGACATGAAGAATGTCCTCGCTGCGTTCATTGCTCCATTAGGACAAACAATGAAGCAGATGGGTGCGATGATCATGGCAGAGGGTGTTGCGATGGAGGCATTCAAGAACTCGTTCAAGACTCCCGGTGCAGCTATTGCAGCGGGAGCGGCACTCATGGCCATGGGTTCGATAGTGTCGTCCGGCTTGCAGAGGCTGACGGCGAATCCGGGTACTACCGCCGGAGGTTCGACATACTCGGGAGGCTCGGCCGGAATGACCTCCGACAGCTATGATACCGAGCTGACTATCTATGTTAAGGGAAAGCTGGATGGCGGAGACCTTCTGCTTTCCGGCAAGAGGACTCAAGACGAATGGGGGAGGTGAGTATGGCAAATTACGGATTGAAATACACAAAGACACTGACTCACAAGGGCGGGCAGGTCGTCACTCTCCGCATCTATGAGAAGTATGATACAACCGTACCGACGCAGATGACCATCGGTAACGTGGTCGTAGGCTTGGACTACGGCATTCAAGGTCGCGAATCGGCCGTCGACAGTGCGATTCAGAAGACCTCCCTTTCCCTCTCTCTTATCGATGCTCCGGAACGTAATACCAGTACGGAGAAGTGGGGTGGATGGGAGGAGTTCTACACTCCTGACGCGACGAAGTACATGATTCGTCTGCTGGTGGATGGAGTGCTTCAGTGGTCGGGATTCGTCACGCCGGACAGCTATGAAGAAGAACTATCTTATCACGCGCCTGTAACCATTACCGCACGCGATAACTGGGGTAGACTCAATGACTTCACCTTTGACGCGGAGGGCGAAGATGGTCTTATTACGGTGGCCGATCTTATTGCGGAGGCGGTCACCAGGGCGGGCGTGGACATGCCCGTATCAATAAACAGCAATGCCGTCTGGCCGATGTGTGACGGAGCAGCCCTGTACGATCATTACATCAATGTCAAGGTATTCGAGGGCGACACATGGTGGACAGCCCTCGAAGATACGCTCAACTCCCTCGGGATGGTGATAACATTCGAGGGGGCGAAGTTCATAGTATCTCCCTTGAGGGCGAGGATGCTTAAAGGTAAGGCGGACTATTCATCAGTGGCGAAGACATCCTTTTTGTTCGAACACTCCGGCCATCGTTCCCTTGCCCCTGCGTGCAGGGAAATCGTCGAGAAGCAGGAGTACGAGTTCTCGCGCGACATGATGAATGTGCGTGAGCTGAGGACGACCGACTTCGTGGCAGGCTCGTCGTATCCGTTCACGTCGCAGCCGTATGGTATCACGCAGGCGACGATGCCGGTATATGCTCTCGGCAGTTCCGGACCGTGGAAAAACGGCAGCGGAACGTATTACTCGCTTCTCAATCAGTTCGGATATCCGGCGGTGTCCGGAGACGATGCCGTGAGGCTTTCAGATGCCCGGACGCTGTTTATCGCAGCGAATCCCGGCACTTCCTCGGACTATGCGACAGCTCCGAATAAGATGAGAGGAGTGTACTGCGATATTCCGATGACGAAGATGAAGGCAGATATCTCCTTTCATATCGGCGAGGCTGTAA